CTCGGCTTTAGGCAGTTCAGGCAAATAGAGAGGGTCAGTCCCCTTTTGATGTTGAGTTAGGATTTCAATAGCTTTTTCTAGTCTCATTCTACCTTCTCCTTTTCCCTAGACTTTATCTCCGCCAAAAAGACTTCAAGCTGTTTAGTATTTAGTTGCCTCATCATATCTATTGGGTTTTCGGTCTCTTTAATACCGAACATTTGATTGAGCCAAATGATTACCCCCTTCTGCGTGAACTTTACTCGGTTAAGGGCTGCTTTCATTCCCTTCTCATCAAATTCTCCTGCCTCTCTATCTCCCTGTCCAAGTCTTTCTCCAGATACTCGTCCAGTTTCTTTAGTAGATACCTTATTAGGAACATCTTTGCCTCCTTTTAAGTAGCCGTTTAATCTATCAAGTATCCAAGCTTGGTATGCGATTACTTCTGGTGAGGTCTCATTGAATATACCAGCACGCCAATTCTCCCCGACTTCCTTGATAGCCACCTGTTGCTCAATACTAGCCTCTCTCCCACCCGTTACTTGTTGCAGGGCTTCTTTCTTGAGGACATCTTTGACTTCTTCAACGCCGGTAACATTCCAGAATGTGCCCTTCTTTTCCTTGTTGAGCTTCAATGCCACGCCCTCAATCTCACCAGCCTCAATCTTGGATTTTAGGAAGTCAACCTCTTTATCTAGGTGAACCCAGTTACCCTCATTGTTCTGGATACTACGGAATATGCGGTGAGTTTTATCATCTTGGTCAATAAGCTCTACCCAATCCTTCCCATCCTTCTCTATAACCTTACCCGACTTAATTGATACTATCTTTTCTGCCATTTTTAACCTCCCTCTTATAAATTATATAGAAATGCTCTGGGCAAACTAACATAGCATCGCTCTTATCATCTGCCCACCAGACCCTATATATGGCTGGGTCACCGCAATCAAATGGGTTATACTGTCGGTCTAAAAGCTCAAATTGACAGTGATGCAAGGCTTCAAAATCAAAGCTTTTCCCCATATCTAACCTCCTGTAATACAGATTATCCCAACATTAAGCCCAAAGAGAAAACAAATCAAGAACCAAATGCCAATTAATATCTTATCTTCCATTGACGGCTTCCCTTAAGTTTTCTTTGGCTATATCTCTGAGCTTAGCCTTGTATTCTAGGTAAACAAAACACTCAGAACAGTATCCTTCTTGGCAGTATAAACTTTTGTATGGGCACCATAGCCCCTTGTTATTCTCGATTAAGCTAAACTTGCGGTTCATTGCCTATCTCCTTTAAGCGGGCTTGCCAAGCAGAATCAAAATTCGTTGTTAGCCTATAATCCCCATGATCATCTATGTAAAGAAACGTGTCTAGCCACCACCGCCAATCCTCATTGGTTAGTTCCTGTTGGGCTTTGTTTAAGGCAGAAGCTAACGTAAAATCAATCGGAGGCTTAGCCTTATCGCCTGTAACCTCCTTATATCTTTTATAGGTGGCATTGGCTATTTCCTTATTATTTAGCAATCTCATTATTTACCTCCCCCATTGTTATCTTCCCCTTATCGGGAAGCTGTTTGCAAATCTCCCTAGAAATATACACCATCATCTTGGTCTTTGAGGAACATGGTTTAGTCTTGCCCTCTATCCAATAAACTCCCCCTCTCTTCTCATATTCAAATGCTAACATTTCTCACTCTCCTTTTTAGGGAACACAAGCAAACACTTGCGACATCTGTAGTTTGTCCCATATTCCTCAGTCCAGTATGACCCGCAGTGAGGACACTTAGGCGGTCTATCCTTAATTGCCGTTGTCATTTAATAGCTCCTTATTCTCATAGATGTTGCCGATGACTTCAACTGTATCAATGTGTAGGGACAGATTATATTTCCATACTTTGATAGTCCGAATTGTCCATCCATACTTATCATCCCAAAAGACGGGACTAATCCATTCGTCACTCCATTTGAATCTGATTATATCCCCCTCATATATCTGCTTGCCGTTCTTGTCTTTGAGCCCTGTGTATTGCATTAGTTCAAAGTGTTGCTGATTTAGAATATGACCATCTGATAAATGAGCCCATATATCATTGCTTTGATTTCGCCCAAACTCTAATTGCTTAACAACCAACATTTCTTTCGCTACATAATCCCAAGCCCTAAACTTTATTTCTCTCATTATCCTTGCTCCACATAGTAATACTTTGCACCCACAATTAAGCCACGAAGATATAGACGCCTTTGTTGTTTATTAAGGATTAGGCGTTTCAGGTATCGTGCCTGTCCCAACAACTTAGCAAAGGTTAATTTCTCCATCTTATTTACCCCCAGCCTTAGCCAGTGCTTGCCTTGCCTCAAGAGCCTTTAGTTCTAATTTGATGTTGAATACATTTGCAGTCATATGTCTTTGACTATTTGCTCCTGATAGGAACGCCTCTCTTAAAGTCCAAGTTTTTAGCAATCCCTCACGAATTTTAAGATACTCGTGGTCGCCGACTCTTGGCTGGTCTGTTTTTAGCCAATCCAGGAACTTCCCCTCTTCCTCGTTCATTTCCCCTCCCTATAATTAGTTAGATGGCACTCAGGGCAATCAAAGAACTTCTTACCCTTCTCATAATGGATTACTGCTTTACAGAAGGTGCAGTTAGTAAAAACCTCACCCCTTTCAGTTGCTTCTCTTGACTCTCTCTGTGCCTTTAATGCTTCTTGATATTGAGTTATCATTTTATTCCTCCTCAATTTCCACAACACACCGACAGTTAGGGTGCATTGGTGGCCTTTGATAATATCTCAGCACATAGATTTTCCCAAATAACTGCTTCCATTCAATGGCCCATCCATTGATACCCCTATCATAGCTAATCCTCTTTTTCTTAAATTTCAGTAATAACCACTCCCACCACTTAATTGTAGACACATTCCTCAACTTAAATACGGGTTGCTTCATATTTGTTGAGCAGGTTATTATGTCCTTTAGAAGCTCTTTCATTTTATTCGCCTCCTATTCCATACTCTCCATATTCTACGAGCTACAGTGTATTGGTGATAGCTACTAAACATATACCGGCGTGGGTATCTCATCCCTTCACCTTAGCCAGTGCATTGCACAATATTAAGTGTGCGTGATTACTGCTGCCGTCCTCTATCTCTACAATTGCAGCCTCAATAGCCTCATACATTTTAGGAGCTTGGGCGATAAGGTGGGCATTGGCTTTGCCCCTGATATATTCACAGATTTCCACCCCCACGCTGTCCCGTAAAAAGAAAGTTCCATTATTTGCCTCTATTATTTCCCATTCCCCTTTAGTATATTCCCCCTCAGCTTCTTCGGGACAATCTTCATCGTGATGTATTCCACAAATTTTGCAATATTCCATTTCAGCCTCCTTTATTGTTATGAAGGGGTTAGCTATGACCTAGTATTTGTCTCGGTCTTTGTATTTAGCATCTGCCTCCGCATCCTCTTTTGAGTAGTATCCTGGGCATTTATCGGGTAACTCCTCATTATAGTCAGGATGCTTACAAGTTCCCCAGTTAGTATCAGGTTCGTAATAATCATAAACACAACCACTACAATTAGGTCTCATACTTCACCCCCATTGCCTTCATTCTCCAATCGGCTGGTATCTTGTTGGCTAGGAATAAGGCATAAAGATAAAATGCTTTTCTATTTATATCATCAGCGTGGAAGCAAGCCTCCGTAAAATCATTTCTGACTACAGCAGTAAGAAAATCGCCAATAGGATAGTCCTCATAATACCACTTGGTGATATGCTCCATACACATTGAAATATGCCTTACTTCATCTGGACTTAGGGGTATTTCTGACATTAAACCCATAGCATTAGACGCTACCCACTTTTCAATATCCATTCTGTTCATTCCCCTCCTCCTTTATATTTACTTTAACCTCTCAATACTGAACAGGGCAGGCATCGCACCGTCATACATATCTTTCAATGCCGACCTTCGTGCTTAGTCTATCTGCTCCTGCCCAGTATTCAATTGTTAAAGTTCTACCCTATGAATTTATAAACCTTTAATGTTTGGAGTTGACATGGCCTTAATTCCCCAATTGAGCCCGCTCCAGATGTTATATAAACTATAGTGGCAGGTGAAACCGACAAAACCTTTGCGTGAGTAATGTGTTTATTGCGTCCGTGAAATGAAAACTTAATGATATTATCAGGTTCAATATCCTGCATAAATAAAACCTTTTGCCAATTCATCCCTTCCCCCCTTTGTTACCCTAACTCTAATCATCTATAATAAATTAGCTACTGCTTAACCACCCTGTCAGCAAAAGCCCTAGCTCTTTTCTCTTGTCCATAGGGGATTTTGCCCCGTGAGAATAGGAAGTCGTGGTCATACCAATCTTTGAAATGGGATAATTCGTGGGCAAAGGTATGGGCTACATCCTTTAATGTAGTGTGGGCAAAGACATACAGTTTAATATAACCTCTTACCTCTATGAGCTTGCCTTTGCGGTGGATATTTACAGCATTGGGATATATCCTACCTCTTACTCGGCTATACTTGGCATTATTTACCATAACATACAAGCCACCTTTACCTTTCAACCAAGTCCTAGCCCTACCAAGAGGAGCTGATTTCAAAACTTGAGAGAGGGTAGCCTGGAGTTCCTTTGTGCTATACCGGGAAGTGTTTTCTATTCTCACCTTATCCCTCCACTTGTTACCCTAACTTGATATATTAGCTATGCTTTAATGCCGTTTATTTGAGCTATTGTCGCATAATCTCCCCACGCTTTCATTACCATTCGGTCGCAATGTCTAGTGGGTGATGGTAATCCAGTGATTTTTCTGGCTTCTCGCAAAGTATAAAATCGGTCTCCTTTCATCCAGAACCCGCCCTTCCCGTGAATAACATCCCATTGGTGTTTGCCAAGTTTTTCTGCTAGTGTGTCAGCTAATACTTGGTGTTTCATTTTATCCTTCCTTCTTCTTTGCTACCCTAACTTTACCACATATAAACTGAATGTCAAGCATTTTCGGTTGTCTATTTAAGGATTGTAAGCGGTTGCCTGTAAGTAACGCAGGCGTATAACTTGGTGGGGGTGAGACTGAACGCTCCTATTTTCTCTGCTTTTCTCTCAAATACTCGCTGTTTTACATTGCCTTATACCATTACAGGGGACTCAAAGGGGCAACAATTAGATGATTGAGAGCTAGGCTATCTATAATTAAATAATAATCTTGCGGATAAAGCAGTGATGTGGTATAATGGAAGTAGCAGGAAGGTGCTCAACCTGAGCTAATAGGGTGGCTGAGTAAGTGGGTGGAAGACACCACAGGGTGAAGCCTTAAAAGGTGGAGGGGACTCCAGTTCAGGTCAAAGGCTGTGGGGCGAATGAGGTGATGCTAGTTATCGGTTAGTCGGAGGGGCAGAACCACATAGGGGATGCCGCATACTGAGGATTAACCGAACTCTATTAGCCCCACAGAGTGATAATTGAATAGATATGTTATACTTATAAATAGCGGAGTGCCTATGCCTATATTCTGGTCATAGGCGGGATAACGGTTGGGGACACTGGGAGTAGTATGGGAAATCCTCAAAGGCAAGGTAAAAACAAGGAATTTATAGAACACCAGTGGAAGCCTGGGCAATCTGGCAATCCTGGGGGTATGCAGAAGGGCAAGAGCCTAACTGCTGTATTGAGAGAACTATTAGACCAGATACCCGAAGGGGATAATAAGAAGCTCAAGGAAGCAGTGGTTAAGGCATTATTAAGGAAAGCCTTAACCGGTGATACGAGGGCATTAGATATAATCTTTGATAGGACAGAGGGGAAAGTTACCCTCCCCATAGGGGGAGATACCGAGAAACCCATTTATGTTATTAATGTCTCCAGTGAAACAGCAAAGAGATTGACTGAACAGATTACAAGGGGTGAGAGGACTGAAGATGCCATTGAGCAAGGCTAGGAATCGGGAGAGAATGAAGCGAATCAGGTTACACGCCCTACTTCTCCCACCGCAGAAATCAAAATCCGTGCAACCCAAATGGACTTCTACCAGCGGATTTGCTAAGACCTCTATACAGTGTGTAGACGCTGATGGCAATGTAATACCCGAATACTAAGGGGAGCAAACACAATGAGTAATATTCAGAAGCTTGGACTTTTACTAATTGGCTTGGGCATGGTACTGATAGGGGTTGCCCTTTTGGGAACTTGTGCCTTAGCAATATTATAATATATTTTAATTCTGTGCAACTGGTACATTTTAGGGAAAAAATATTTAATTTTGACCCTTTTCTAGTCTCAAAATGCCACTTTTTGATGTACTTTATTTTAGTTTTAAAATTTGCCAGAAAAAGTAACGAATTTGGCTGGGGGCTAAAAAACTACGAATCTTGGCACGGCTCCAAAAAACTTAGCTTTTTGGCTAGGCTCTAAAAAACTGTAAGTTTTGGCAGGGGGCAAAAAAACTACGGGATTTGGCTAGGGTTAAAAAAACACCGTTTTTTGGCGGGCATCCGAAAAACATCATTTCCTGGCACTGATTAAAAAAAGTGCATTATTTGGCACCAGTCAAAAAAATTGCATTTCTTGGCCACCTCCAAAAAAACAATGGATTTTGGCACTGGTCTGGAAAACATCATTTTTAGGCCACTGTCTAAAAAACATCAAAGTTTGGCACGGGTCTAAAAAATAGCGTTATTCGGCCGCCGTCCAGAAAACAGAGTTTTTTGGCTAAGGGTCAGAAAACAGCGAAATTCGGCACCTGTCCGAAAAACACAGGTTTTTGGCTAGTGTCCTAAAAACCGTATTATTTAGCGAGGGGTTTAATGCTTGCAAAATAAAAGACCTTAAAAACGGCATTTTACGAGTGAATTTTGCTCATTTTTAAGAAAAAAAATCTCAAAAATGTACCAACTGTTCAAAATTAAAAAGTTTTAAAATCTTTGTAAATAAACATTAACGATATAATGAAATAGTGAAAATAACAACAACTAAAATTTATGAAGAGAATGCTAAGGCCTGGCTGGGTGATAAGAGGCGGGCATTAAACGAGGGGGGAACTTACTCAAGTAAGACCTGGTCAATTTTACAGCTTCTTATCCTTATAGCCCAGAATACTAAATCGCCATTATTAATCTCGGTTGTTAGCGAATCCTTACCGCACCTTAAAAGGGGAGCAATAAGAGATTTCTTTAGGATACTTGGGGAAAGCCAGGATGCCAGTCCTCGGTATAACAAGACCGAGCATACCTATACTTTTGGTAGGGGTGTAATTGAATTCTTTGGGGCTGATGAGGCGGATAAAGTAAGGGGACCGAGGCGTGATATTCTCTTCATAAACGAGGGTAATAATGTACCTTGGGAGACGGCTAGGGGACTAGATATACGAACCGCCAAGTTTACCTTCGTTGACTGGAATCCTGTTAGTGAATTCTGGGCACATACAAACTGGATGGGACAGCCTGAGAATGCCTATATCCATTCAACCTATAAAGATGCCGAATATGTGCTTCCCCCCGAAGTAATCAGTAATATCTTGGCTACCGGAGAACGAGACCCTAATTGGGCCAATATTTACATCTATGGGAAACTGGGTAAAGTAGAGGGGCTTGTCTATCCCTTCTTTGGGCAGGTGGATGAATTGCCCGGGGGTGACGTATTTTATGGACTGGACTTTGGTTACTCTAACGATCCCACTGCTCTAATCCGTTGTGTTATAAGAGGTGATGAGCTATACAGCGAGGAACTGATATACGAAGCGGGATTAACTAACGATGCCATAGCTTATAGGATGGATGAGCTAGGAGTTAAGCGTAATTATGATGAGATATTTGCTGATTCTGCTGAGCCAAAGTCAATAGACGAGATACTTAGATATGGCTTCAATATTAAGGGAGCACCAAAGGGACCAGGGAGTGTAGAATACGGGCATCAAAAAGTCAGGCAGTATAAGCAGTTCTGGACTAAGAATTCTACAAACTGTATCAAGGAACAAAGAAACTTCAGATATATACAGGATAAGAACGGCAAATTTACTGATAAGACCACTCACACATTCTCGCATGGCATAGATGCCAGAAGATATGGTATAATGGGTAGAGCAGAGCCGACAGAAGAAGAGAACATAATAGTCTATGATGCAATGGAAGCAGTAAAGGAGCTGGAGCTATGAATGAAACTTATCTCAAAGAGGGCGAATATGTTGGGCATGAAGTATATTTCCCAGGAGAAGACCCCCCTCAAGAAGTAATGGATAGGCTTAAAGCTGTATTTTGCAGGAGTAAGGATGGCTTCTATATCTCTAGGGAAGAGCTTGAGCAGTTTAGGATACTTGCCCATCCCCATAAAGTAGACATTATGCAAGATAATATTATTTTGGGCGGTGGTAATTATGAAGAAACTATGAATGCAATATTGGATATGATAAATCAACTTAAAGTTGCGGGTGTTCATGGTATAGATAATTATATTGTAAAGATTAAGGAGCTTGAGTTATGACTAAGCAAGAAGAGATAAGGGAAGGGATAGCACAGAGAATATGGGATTTTAGGCGTAGCGTCTCTGGCCTGCAGGCTAATAATGAATGGGAGGGTCTACTTGAAGGTGGGGCTGCAAAGAGATTAACTAGGGCAATGGCAAAGGAAATAATGGGATATGAGGACTCTCAAGGTGTGGTGATAAAGGTAGATAGGGAGTTACCCGAGAATCCCTACGAGTTAAAGGCACAACAAGCATGGGATATAAACGATGGAAACTCGGTAGCTTATAAGAGATGGTATGGTTATAGGCGATGCTTGGAAGATATGGCTGGCTATGTAGCAGTAGAGCCATTGACAGGAGAATTATGATAGAAAAGCAAGCAAAGATATTAAGAGATAATGCACCAAGAGACGAATTGGGGATTTTATTGCGGGAAGCTACTGCTAGTGTAGAAGCTGATTTAGCCCTAGAAGATGCGGGATGGATTAGCCTGAGTGGCACTACGGGGGATGTTATCACGGCACAAGAGAGGATAACGAACCTTCAGCTCTCTAGACTTTATTCTACCAAAGACCCATTAGGGAAACAGGCTATAAGATTATGGACTGACTATACTTTTGGCACTGGTATGGTTTGGGATACGGAAGATGAGAAAACTAAAGAGGTATTAGAGGGATTCTGGGATGCCCAAGCCAATCAAGGCGTGTTATCAGCTAGAGGACAGCGTAAGTCATCTGATAAACTCTTAATAGAGGGGGAGATATTCTTTGCCCTCTTTTTAGGTGCTAATGGGGAAACCAAGATAAGGACAATAGACCCGCTAGAGATAACAGAGATAATCACTGACCCGGATGACAAAGAGGATGTAAGATACTATCGCAGGGAATGGTCGGATACTGCAGGCACGCCTCACAAGGCTATATATCGGAGCACAACCAATGTCAAGGATAAAGCCACAACGGACTCACTCGGAACAAGCGTCACAAAGACCCAAGATGCTTTAGTCTATCATCTGACATACAATACAATTACTCAAAGGGGCAATCCCCTATTATTACCTGCTCTGCTTTGGATGAAGTATTATACGAAGTTCTTAGGTAGCCGTATAGCGGTTATGTTAGCTCTGGCAAAGTTTGCTTGGAGGTCAAAGGTAAAAGGCGGTCAAGCACAAGTAGATGCTATTAAGGCTAAAACTCACGGAAAGGATATACCTGCTGGTTCTCACGAAGTGGAGAACTTAGGAGTAGATACCACACCCATTAAAACAGAATCTGGGGCTTCGGCTGCCTATCAAGATGGCAAGATGATTAAATATCAGGTTTGTGCTGCGGTTGGGATACCAGAGCAATACTTTGGTGATATATCAACAGGTAATCTGGCTACAGCCAAGACAGTTGAACTCCCGATGATGAAGATGTTTCAGTCCTATCAGGCAATATGGGCTGACGCTTATAAAGACATAAACGATATAGTTCTTGAACATAATAATGTGCCAGATGATAAGTGGTATGTGGATATGGACTTCCCCGCTATCGCCCCTGCTGATATAGCACAGGCTGCGACTGCTCTAGTTCAGATACTTCAGGTCTTACCGGCGCTTGGCGACTCTGAGGATGTCAAGCAGATAGCCTTGATGACGCTGGGGGTAAACGACCCTGCTGAAGCCCTTGAGCAGATAGCAGAAGTAGTTAAAGCAAATCCTGAGATTGCATTAGCCAGAGACTTAAAATGGCTCAGGGAGAGTCTAAGCAAAAAGGAGTAAGTAATGTTTTTGGAAGCGTTGATATATCTTTGGACTAGAGATGCCTGCTTGCCAATAAATAAAGAAACAGAGAATTACATAACCGACCACCTTCAAAAGATATATACCACAAGAGGCCATATGTTCAGCGATAAAGAGCGCATAAATATGGTGACAAGAATACTGGGTAGAAAGGAGTAAATAATGGAATGTGAAAAGTGTCAAGATAGGGGATTTGTAGAGTTTGAACACGGACTGATTATGGCGTTCTGTGACTGTGAGAAGGGGATGGAGAAGAGAAAGGAGATAGTGGGGGAAGTCGCAATGACGGCAAGTGAAGTGGAGATAGAAAGTGACAGTAGTAGCAGAACTGGACAGCCTGATAACATTACTAGAAGCGAGGATACCAGCAAACCCCAACGCACCCGCAAACAAAAGAAGGGAAAAGGCACTACAAAGAGAACTCGTTAAGTATTTCAACAAGCTTGAAGATGCCTTTCCTTATGGGAAATTGTCGGGTATTTATAATAGGTATGTCAAGGAGAGTTTAGGGTCTGAAACTAGAGGTATATTAGACCCCTTGCTGGCTACCTTTGATGATAAACTTCAGGCTGATATAAGTGGTCAAGTAGCTGAGATTTACTTTTCTGGTAGTGCTGAGATGATAACTTGGGGTCAGACTAAGGCTGGTGTGCCGATAGCCTATGAGGGACCGCCAATTTCGCAGGCAATAGACTGGGCAGAGAAGCAAGGTGCTAGATTAGTTACTCAAATGGACGAAGAAACTAAAAGAAGATTGGCTCACACTATTAGTCAAGGGATAGAGACTAAGAGAGGCATTCCTGGATTGGCTAGGGATATTAAAACTGAATTTGGAGATATGAGCCGATATAGAAGTCAGTTAATAGCCCGAACTGAGACTACTAATGCTCTCTCCCAAGCGTCTTTAGATAGAATGGAGGATATGGGAATTGAAGGGAAAGAGTGGGTAACTGCTGGTGATGATTTAGTCAGTGATGAATGCTTGGGCAATGAAGCAGAGGGGGTGATACCGGTGAATCAAGAGTTCAGCGGTGGGGTGATGGCTCCACCTCAACATCCCGACTGTAGATGCACATTAGCACCAAGCAGATTAAAGAGATGATAGATAAAGATACAGAGCTCAGGAAGGAACTGGAGAAGGTTAATTGGCTAAAGTTTCTTGAGTATGGTATAATTAAAGTGCAGGTGCGAGCAGGCAAGCCGACCCTGATAACTATAGAGAGGACAGTTAAACTGGATTAAATTAGATTAACAATTAAATAGAATAGCCGAAAACGGAAGAACCGATAGGCGAAAGCTTGTCGGCTCTTTTTATTTTAGGAGGTGTTTATGCCATATCCTAATGAACATGCTTGTAGAATTAGAGACCCTGGAGAGTTTCAGGATGAGAGTTTCAGGCGGATTGATAGGGGTGAAGGTAGCGAGAAGCTAACAATTATTATTGGTAGACCTAAAGGGCAGACTACTACGGCTACACAGGCTTATCGCTATGATAAGGAAATCTGGACAGAGGGAAGGGCTCGCACCCATTGTAAGGAGAATGATGGTGCTTTTGAGGCAGCAACCAAGGAGGCTATTATGCTAAGTGATAAAAACAAAAGAAATCTACTCCAGTCAGCTTTAATTTCAGAATACGGGTTAGGGATTGAATCACCTATACCTAAGAAGCTGACCATTGAAGAGGTATTTGACAATGAGCTTACCTATGATATTGATGGGCAGTCTTATAAGGCAAGCTATGAGCTAGACGAGAATGGTAAGGCAGTAATAGGTGAGCCTGAAAAGGTATTGAAGCAAATAGTCTATAAATCAATGGAATCACTAAGGACTACATATTCAGAGATTATACAGGAAGCGGGTAGGCGTAATGCCAATTTAGACTCTTCTCGTATTAAAAAGATTGTAGCATTATGCCAGGAATTATTGTCAGACGAGAATGAGCCAGAAGAGAAGAAGGCTAAGGAGACCCTGAAAGAGGCTAAGTCAGTCTTAACTTGGCTCAAAGAGCAACCAGCGGTGAAGGC